CGAGAGAGACTGCACCTGTGAGGGGCTGGCAACTGACATTGGCTGCTTCGAGCTTTTCAGTTACTAGCCTCCTCCAGGCTGGGAGATTCTTGTTGGCTTCGACCAGGACAATTTTGTTTCCCCTCCTGAAAGCGTTTTTGCTTCCTTGAGGTTGAGGGATGCCCGGGGCAAAGACCTGAATCATTATGCGTAGTGATCCAATAGCTGAGAGCCAAAGATTTTAAGTGCTTCGCTCAATTCAGGATTCTCAACTACCAACCATTGATCCTCTGGAGTTTCATCCTCCAAAAGCATTTCGATTCTCCAATAGCTGATGCCGGTATCAACATCCTCAATCTTTTGCAGTTGAGGCTCTAGGTAGTGAACTGTTTTTTGAATCATCAGAACGGAGCATCCTCGAACTTGTCGCTGTGAGCTTTCTGCTCTGCAGCAGTTTTTACCTGGACAACCTGAGCTCCTTGAACATGGTGCTCGATAACAGTTTTCTCGGTGCCGTCTTTGGTCTTGTAGTTGCCAATCTTAGTGCTTAGTTCCCCATGAATTTCAGTCCAATCCTCCTCCTGCAGTAGATCGTGCTGAGGGGTAGAGAACCAGCAAGTCCAAAGTCTCGAGAAGTCTTTTCCGTTGGAGTTGAATCTTTCCCAGACTTGAATGCGTTTTCCCTCCCAGCCGATTGAGTGGACTGTTCCGGCGATTTGTATTTGAGGCATTGTGTCTCCTTAGTTTTTTTTGTTGGTGTTGCTATCTATAGAATCCTATAGCTAAATAACTATAGATTTGTAGTAGTTATCTATAGGTTTCTAGTTATTAATACTAGAATTTATAAATAACTATAAAGGATGTATCACCTAAGATTTTCTATCCTTTGGATGGCTTGCTTGAAAAGCTGGTAAAGCTCTGGCTCGGCAAGTTGGTAGGGTCTGGCTGACTGCCAAAGATCCATTAGGGCTCGCATCTTGAAGTCCTCAAGCCCATGTGTATACCCGAGGTTGTAGCTTCTGGCTTTCTCGGTGATGAGAATTTCTTCTGTGTCTAATTTCATGTTGTCTCCTGTCTGTGTTAGCATAACTCTACCCTTTCGTGGTTAGGGTTGCTGTCTCCTTCAACAGCTGGGGGCTTGGGTTTCTGTGTGCCTGAGCCCCTTTTCCTATTTTGAATGAGACTCTAGGCTCTTAGCTAGATCCTTGATTGACTGTAGAATATCGTCTCCTGCTTCTGCTGCTTGAGCTTCTTTGTAAAGAGCTCTGAGTCCTGGGATGTTTTTTGTTCCAGCTAAGACTGTTGCCTCTTGTGCCCAGTTCTTCTGCTTAGGTGCTTCGCTGACTGTTCTGGTCATTTCCTCCCTGGATGGTCGGATTGCTTTGCCTGACTTGCTTTTGACTTGAAAGTTCAGGGTTGCTAAAGCTCGCCCGATTGCCGATGTGCTGCAGTTCTCAACAGCGAACTTGACTAGCTGACCCGATGTCCTGCTCTCTCGAGCAAAGTCGATTGCAGCGGGTCTTGGGTCATCTCTATCGGTGTAGACACTTGCCTTGATAACAACCTCGTCGGCGTTGATTAGGACAATGTCGGTGTGAATTCTGCCTTTAGGATTGGCATCCCAAAAAGCGTTTATACGATCTGCAACTGGCTCATAAGAATCCAAGAAGCTCATTTAGTTTCCTTTCGTGAAAGTGATGTAGGGTTTGCCCTCGCCCCTGGCTTGGAGGATGACAATGGGGTTGCCGTTGTATAAGCCAACTCTAGCTCCATCCAGCTCGTCCAGAGCCATAGCTTTATATTTCTGCAAGTTTCGTTCAGCCCCATCGAACAGCTGTTTAGCAGCCATTAGCTCCAGACCGCATGAAAGCTCGACCTCCTCGTCTCTGATGCCTGGGCTAAGTTCTCTGATGGTCTGGTAGGTAGAATCGCTGCCGTCATAGGTTGGAGGCTGCTCAGCGTCTAATAGGGCACAGAAAGCCGTTACAGCCGATTTCACGACCTCCATAAGGGTTTCATCCCACTCGACAGTAAAAGCCCTCACAGAGCCTCCTGTGACCGCATAGAGGGTAGCAGGGTTTGTTAGCCCAGTTACGAACATGTACCAGAGCACCTGGTATTTGTAATGCAGGGGCAGCTCAGTCCAGTATTGCCCAGTGTGCTTGATTTCAAGGATGCTTAGATTGCCGTTTTGATCCTCGATGATGGCATCGGGATTGGCTCGGAATCTGGGATTCTCTAAGCTGGCGAAAGTCAAGTTCTCATGCCAGACAGTTATGGTTGGGTATTCTTCCCGAAAAGCGTCGATGATAGCTGGCTCAAGCAGGTTGCCTAGTCTCATCGCCATAGTTGCTGGCGGAGGGTCAATTAGCCCCAGCTTTTCGTAGAACAAAGTCACTGCTGACTTGTATGGGGACAAATTTAGTATTGAGGCAATTTCGCTGCCTCCAATACCAGATTCCCTTTGCTCGAGCCACTCGGGGCTTCCAGCAGGAAATTGTCCAATCAGGACGCATTTGCCAACGGCTTCAACTCGGTCTGCAATTTTCATAGCTGCAGACTAATCTAGGGTTAGGACTTAGTTGCCTGGGATTTCAGGTGTTTCGATTTCTGTGAAGTCCTCGATCTCGGTGATGTCCTCCTCTGGGACATTGGCTCCAGCGAGCATGGTAGCTCCAAGAGTCAGAAAAGCTGCAACTGAGGTAAGGATGGCTTGGGATTGGTCATCAGTGATTATTCCGGCGATTACCAAAAGAGGCACTAGACCGGCTACTGCAGCATAGATTGCTTTGCGAGTTCTTGGAGTGAAGTTCATGAATTTACCTTTGCTAGCCATTTAATTGGGTCTGTCGGCTTGACTCGCCAACGAACCTCCCAGTGTAAGTGAACTCCGGTTGAAGCACCAGTAGTCCCCATAATTCCCAGTGTGTCACCTTGCTCGACCTTGTCACCTGGCTTGACAGTTGTTGAGTTGTCTGCTAAGTGAGCGAGTCGGTGCACGAATCCTGACTTACCCCTGAGCTTGATGTAATTGCCATAGCCTCCTCCTGGGGCTGTTGACTTTCTTGCCTCGAGAATCGTTCCCGATTCTGGAGCGATGATTGGCTCTTTCTCTCTGCCAGTTACTAGATCAGCTCCAAGGTGAGCTCGCCTTTTGCCAGTGATTGGGTGTTTGCGAATACCAAAGCCAGAGGTGACCCTGTATTTGTTCTTGACCGGTGCAATAGCTTTCATTGGCTTTGCCTGATAATTATTGTCTCAAGCTCGACTTGTCTAATTTCAATCGTATCTTGAGGCTCTCGCCTAATGATGATTGTGTCAGGCATTACTTGACAATTTCCTTGACAATGGTCACAACCCCATAAGTCAAAACTTCTTTAGCCCCCGTGCTGGCGTTGCTTAGCTCCATGCTCCAAAGGTAGTGCTCATCAGTCAAAGCTGAGGTCTGAGCTGCAGGAATTGACATGGTGATTGTCGCTGTTTCGGTGTCGATTGTCGGAATTACTTGACCGGCTAGTGGTGCATTAGGAGATCTGCGAGCCTGAGCCAAAGCGGTGTAGCCGGTTAGATCAACTGGGTCTCCGCCCTCATCGAGGTACTGGTAAACACGAACAAAGTCTCCGCCAGCGTAGATTGTGAAGTCATCCCGATAAGTCATTAGATTCCCCTAACTATAAAGGCAACGATTGCTGCAGTGATTCCAGCGGTCATGATTGACTGCAGAAAAGCATTACTCCAGTGAGCCTTTTCAAGCTGCCTAATTCTCTGCTCGAAGTCCTCGAGCTTCTTTTCAATTTCAGTCACGATTCTCAGGATGACTGCAGTGTTGCTGGGAGGCTTAGTCGACATGACTAACCTGCCAAAGCCTGAATCTCTGCTTCTGTTAGACCAAGTGCTGCAAGCTTCTCTAGGGCTGATTGACGAGCTGCTTCTTTAGCCGCTAGTGCCTGAGCTTCTGCCTGGGCTTTAGCTCGATTAGCCAAGTATTGCTCATACTCGGATTTAGTCATTTCACGCTCTACCTCATCACCAGTAGAAACATCTACAATCTTAATAATTGGCTTGCTCATTAGTTAACTCCGTAAAGATATGCAGTGCCAGCTGCAAAATTACTGCCGCCGTTCCAATAAAGGTTTAATTGGGTTATTGCAGAGGTAGAATTGTAATACTGAAAGTTAATCCTGTATCTGAGGCTCGGGGAAACGCCTGTATCCGTTACTGCAGTTCTGGTAAATAAAGTTTTTTTAGTTGTAGAAT